GGAATTGCCCTTATGGCAGTACATCTCGGATACTTTTTTCCTGCTTAGGTCACTCAGCAGGTTTTTTTTGCTTTTTATGTCAACGAACACATGTTTCTCAAGTTCGCTCTACGCTTACACAGCGACAAGTACGTCATGTAAGGCTAAACTGCAAGCGCAAAGCAAACTGCTAGGTCTCTTGGCTACTATTTGACCAGCGTAGAACGTGTGGGCGCAGGTAGGGAATGCAAAGGCGCAATCTGCTCCGTCGTACCTGTTCCATACGTCTTTGCTGCTGTACCTTAATGTTAACACTATGTACAAGTATATTTACACAACAACAAATTACATGCAATTACATCATATGTCGACATCCGGCCCAGGGTCATTGTGTTCCGCCATAAACTCCTCATATGCTTCTTTGACGTCATCAGTCTGCAAGTCAAACCCGCGAACGCGTTCGGCTGCATCTGCGGTGACTGTGTTGCGAGCTTGGACGTCTCTGGCTAGTACATATGCCCCCATGTGGTACAGCATTCCAATGACTTTCTGGACTTCGGTCAGCGCGGCGCCTGCACCTTCTTCAGCAGCGTCAACTACAGTTGTCACCGCCGCCTCTTCAGCGCCTTCGACCACGTGTGCCACCAGTTCTGTGTGTGCAGTCTGCACAGGTACTCTGGTGATCAGCATGCGTTCATGCATGGCATGGTAGTCGTCCAAGATCTGCCCCACAGCAGTCACTATCTCGTGGCGAATTGCATAGTCAACAGGGCAGCTGTCGTACCTGAAGTACTCGTTCATGATGACCGGTACGGAGCCGTCTTCGGAGATGCGGATTTCAGGGTGCACCTCACGATCCCATACTTCGGCGGAGATGGTCCGGATGAAGGAGTCAGCCATGCGGTCATAGTCTTCTGCGCCTGGTGCCTCCAGCAGGTCTGCAGAGGTTGCAAAGATTTTGGCGTGAAGTGGCTTGACCAGTTTGGTGCGCCTGATGGCGGCGAAGCGGTGTGCCCTGCCGAGTGTCTTAGGGCCACTCGAGGCGAACTTGGCATACACCTGGGAAGTTGTGGCTCTGCCCTGACCAAACCACAGGAGCACCATCACTGCGCTCTTCTTCATTGCAGCGGAGACGATGTTGGCAGGCCGGAACTCGATTGCCAGGCGTGTGGCCAGTGGTATTCTTGCAAAGAGCGAGTCCACGACGCCCTTCGGCACTTTCAGCCCCTGGCGGTTCATGTCGCGTGCGACGTTGTCGTATGCCGTGACGGGGTCATTGAACTCGATCTGAGCGACTCTCTCTGCCTCACTCCAAGCGCTGGTGTACATGTCGCTGCTGCGCATAGGGCGAGCTTCTCGCTCCACTAGCTTGCATGCGACCATGAGGGGCCCATAGAACCTTCCGCACAGGTTGAGGATGTGCTCGAGTTCACCGCGAAGGTTGGGCGGATGTCTGCGCGGCATGACATCAGCGCCATAGCCCGGGGCGATGCGTCTTTCGATACGGAGGCGAGGCACGTCAAGGTGGATGGCGCCTAGCTCGACTTGGTCGGCTTGCACGTCCACCGGGATTTGACCCCAGGCGCTGCCACGCGGGACGTAGAACATCACTCCCGGTTCGATGTCGTCTGCCTCCGGGGCCTCGAGGAAGGGTGCAGGTGTGGAGACCCCGCAGTTCTGGATGGCATGGAGGAAGAGAGTCGAGACTTCTGTCAGGTTGCGATTTGCGAACAGTATGCGCTCGATCTTGCGCAGGGTGTCGTCCCTGTCGCGCAGGACGATCAGCTCGTCGCGAGCAGGTGCGGGTCTGCTGGTCGACCATTTGAACTTCACGTCGCGGTCGTACTGCTTGTTGCAGAGGGTGTCGAGCAGGACGGAAGCTCGCACACAGTTGACCAGCGACATGGCGTCGAACAGTGTGTGTGTCTCGTCAGAGTACCGGTGGATGGGTTTGGGGTCCAGGGTGACAAGTCCACGCGCGTTGGGGAGTAGAGACACCGTATGTGTGGTAGATGCCATGATCGAGGCCAAGCGCTTGGGGGCCACGCCGTACCTGATGCGCATGAGAGTTGTGCGAGGCGTGTGTGCAGGTTGGATGCCCCACATGGCCAGGATATAGCTGAACACCAGGCCTCCCTCACCTGTACGCTCGTCCAGGTACGCGCAAAGGGCCAGGGCCCTGATCGCAGTGCGCTCCAGTGGAGGCTTAGTGCGGATCTCGGGTGCCACGGCCATGTACGCGCTCGAGCTGCGGGAGCCATAGTAGATATCTCCATCCGTGAACCCGTCGTACAGGTTCTGGTACTTCCTGCGATCGCCGCCTCTGAATGGTGTGTCGATCGACTTCATGTGCCCGACCTTGACTGTGAAGAGCACGCCGTGCCTCTCTCCGGGCGGACGGTGTGCGACCATGGCCATGGGGTACGGGACTGTATGGTTGTCGATTTCGAAGTTGTTGTGCTGATGGAAGTTTTGCCGGAGCATGATGGCGTGGTCGAGGCTGCTCTCATCCAGGATGGCGACTGCATCAGCGGTGGTCATGTACGGGGGGAGGCGGTTGAACAGATGCACGATCTGGAAGAAGGAAGCGGACCTGATGCGATCCTGCACTGCCTTGCGCTCGCGCCATGTCAGAAGGGGTGCGAGGACTTCGCTGTGCAGAGCCTTGGCCAGCAGCGGGGCGATGATCGCGTCGGGCGAGTACTCGTGAATGCAGGCGAGGAGCGAGGCGTCCCACCTGCCGCTGCGGATGACGTCGGCGTGCATCTCGCTGCAACGCGGGAGGGCAGCAGCCTCGAACGCCGATTTGAAGACAGGGCTCTCAGTAATCTCCACTAGCTTGGTGCGTAGCTCCGTTGTGGCGACGGTCTCGGGGCATTGTGTGCCTGACACGCGGACAGCGAACGGGTTGGCCATGAATTCCCTGCCCCCGATATGCTGCAGCTGCTGTCCCATCACATGCTTGTAGGTGCAGACGAGCTTGCGCGTGACCTCGGCAGCATTCGGGTCACTGCCGCGCATGGCATACACTGCACGTGCATATGAGAGGATGGTATGCGTGTACTTCGTGAGATTGTCGGCCACTTCATTGGTCAGCATCGCGATGATGGTCGGACAGTCGTACCCGCCCAGGTAGGTCGGCGCATAGAAGGCATTCAGAGCGCCCACATGGTCGTTCATGAGGTTGCATGTGAGGACACGGGAGATTTCGATCCAGAAGATGTATGCAGCATGCACATACGTAGCCACAGGGTCAGCGCCGCGGCTGCACGCTCCCCTCGCTGATGCCCAGATGGCCTTGCAGCGGTTGAGGTGGCCTGAGAAGCGCAGGTTGTGCTCAGCTGCGATCTTTGCGTAGGTTTTGCCGGCGACCGTGATTTCAGCGCCGCACGCATAGATGCGATTGAGGTATGTCGCCACCCTCGAAGAGCAAACGGTCTTGGCCGGCTCGACGATGAAGCCCAGCTTCCTGTAGGTTTCTGCGACTAAGCTCATGAATGCTGCTGCCAGTCTCTCGCGCTCCTCGTCAGTCACGACATCCGGCAGATCGACCACGATGACAGCATCATCGATCATAGCCATGGAGGTGCTGGACGCAGCAGGAGGGATGAGACCTCTGTCCTTGGCGGTCCTGATGCAGTACGCTGTGATGAGCGAGTGCATGAGGGTGTCGAGTGTCGCAGTCCAGCCTTGGACCATGCCGTTGGGAAGTGGAGCTGACCTGTGCACGCCTCTCCGGCTGAGCAGCAGCTCGAGGTCACGGTAGGCAGAGCGGATGTCTGGTGCCATACCCTCATGTTTGGTCACTGATTCGAGGATCACATCGAAGACTCTGAACGCGTGCTCTCGGTCCATGTTGGGGCTCCAGCCCTTGACGTCGAGGGACACGATCACCGTTTTGGCGCGAGTGGCTGACTTGACTTTCTGGACCTTGCGGAGCATGTCAGGCTCGGAAGCGCGGATGGAGGGGCCAGAGAGGAGGTTTGCAGCCTGGATTGCTTGAGCATCTGTTTCAGAAAGCCAGGCCCGCAGCACATCATTAGCAGACAGGGTTTCTCTCTGGGCGTCGCCAGGCTTTGAGTTTTCGCTCTTGTTAGCGATGACTGCGATGTTGCCATCGATGCCCATCCCTGCGTTGATGTTGCGTCTTTCCTCAGTAGGATGTCTGTCAGTGGAAAGGTACGGGGCGTGGCGGAGGAAGTACAACAGCTCGTTGGCATCGTGCCTTTCAGTGCGGCTGTCGGTGGGCATGCCCATGTACCGGCTGGGATCTGCGAAGATGTGCGTGACGTCGCTGCATGTATACGCCTCATGCTCCATGCGTGGCGTGAAGTGGTACTGGCCATCAAGCCTGGCCTTTCCCCACTCGTCTTCCGGTGGCATGTCTGCCAGGCCGCGCATGCAGTTGCGGTACCACCTCTTGTCGTGGACTTCATAGCCCTCTTCCAGCTTGAGCTTGGCGTTGTGGCGGTGGCGGGAAACTGCATGTGTGACCAGTGTCGCGCGACAGTACTTGATGAAGCGCGCATGCTCTTCCTCATCCACAGGGTTGGGGTCGCTCAGTTTCCTGACAGTTGAGTTGAACACTGCTGTCATGCGGCCGTCGCACGAGGGGATGATATGGAAGCAGTACACCAGGTCGAGAGCTTCGCGCGCATCTATGCGGGCGTCCGTGAGGATCGACATGGCGTCGCCGTCGAGGGTGGGGAGCTCGCTGAGCAGTACGCGCAGATCTCGAGCCCTCTCTCTCCAGCCGGTCTCGAGCTCTTCCATGTGCGGATGGTACTCGTTGGTCATGATGGTGATGCACAGCTTGCAGTGCTTGGCGAGGACTTGTGACTGCGGGTCGAGGTACATATTCTTTCCGATCCACTCGATGTACTTGTAGAACACTGCGTTCACTGCGCGTGTGTCTGACATGTGCTCCCCGCTCAGCTTGTAGTTCCTGAAGTAGGACTGGAAGCCTGCGAGTGTCACGATACAGTCGCAAACTTGCTCTACTGCAGACTGGTCGAGTGCATAGCCCTCTGTGATGCCGGTGTCTTTGTTCTGGATTAGCAGGAAGCTGATGCCTTGGAGGTAGTACACTGCGATCAGCTGCTCTTGCTGGAGGCGATCGGTCTTGAGAGCACAGTTCCGCCTGCAGAAGGCCTCAGCATTCACACTCTCATCCTTCAGTTGTTCGTGTGCGTCCTGGATGCCCGGTTCAGAGCGCGCCGAGCGGAAAGCCTGCCATGCCCACTGGGCTGCAAACCAGGTGTCCTTGACCGGATCGCTCAGCTGGACCGCCTTGGCTGCGCGAAGGGCGCCTGCGCCGAGCTTGTCTCCGACAGCCGAAGCCTGGAAGCAGACGTGGGCCATGCGGGCAGCAGCAGAGTATGACCTTTCAATGTGGCCTGGGACCATGAATTGAAGGCGTTCAGTCGCGACCGCACCAACGAGGCGCTTCATGGCACCTTCATCGGAGTACCAGTGTGCCGCTTTGCCGAGGATCTCATGTATCACCAGGCCAACATTCTTGGCGTATGACAGGTATTCATCGGAGTATCCGTTGTAGGCGAGCTCTTGACAGAAGTGCTGGAACTCAGCGCAAGCGACGCTGTCCGATTCGTCGGAGATGTCCAGCAGGTCTCCATCCATGCCAGCCAAGATGTCATCAGCACAGTCACGGTACTCCTTGGCTGATTCTTGATCGAACAACAGTATGCGTTCCGTCATGTCAAAGCCAGGGGTGTTCAGAAAGTATGCCATCCTCCGGAGAGTCTGGTCATGGTATCTGGGGATCTGGAACACCCTAGCCATCGTTGCCGATTGGCTGTAGTCACCACAGTCGTGAAACACAAATAACACTGTAAATATAATAGCAATAGCTAATCAAGCAGTAACAATGATTAATAAACACACTATGTACACGACAACAACAATGACAAGCAGGAAGAAAAATTTAATCTAAATGACAAAGAGCCACACCGAAATTGCTTCAGCACGCTCCTCCCGGAAGTGGAACACAAACTGCCCAGTAGTACTGCC